AACATATCCAAACATCTACGGTTTTAAAACACCAGAAAAACACATGCTTAAAATGGTGGATGGAGATGCCAAGTGTAATAGAAAATGGAAAAGAATGGAGTTAATGTCCAGTTGTGGTAATTGGATGATGTTTAAAGATGATCACTTGCATTATGGCGGTCAATGGGCACACACTAGTTGTGGAGCAAAGCCGGGAGACGTTAGTTGTGTGCCAGGACAAGATGAGGGAAGCCCAGAAGATGATACAACTAAACAATATGGATTGATAAGCAGGTACCAATCTTCAGGAGAAGACGCCACTTCCCCTGAGGCTCAAACCACAAACGTCAGTCCAAGAGGATATAATCCAAAAGAAAAAGTTAGTTGTGATGGCAAAACCAGTAATAAAAAAATTATAGGAGGGCACCCAAGTACAGGTAGCCCAAACTCTAAACATACAGACAGTCAAGTTGGGGATAATCCTTATTTCAAACACGAGAATGAGTGTAGACCTTATAAGGGTCCAAACACACCCCAAAACAATAAATGTGATTTACCACAAACTGGAATACAGTTTATGAGTATATCTGGGCACACTTTTGTTATGGATGATAGTGTTGAAGAGCCATCGGGCGAAATGGGTTGGTCTAGGTCTACAAAAGCTTTTGATTTTGGTTGTAATAACACCTTTGCAGGAAGAATGTATCTCAAAAGTGCAACTGGGCATTCCATAGAAATTAGTGATCTGGAAACTAGCGGGAACATTCCCGCCAGAAGTGAAAATAATTATATAATGCTAAAGACTGCCACTGGTAATAAAGTGGAGTTAAATGATCATACAATTGCTCCTTGCACAGCGGGATCGAGAAGAGGCATACATATACAAAGCACCTCCAACCACACGCTTGACATGTGCGATGAAGCAAACGAACAATGCTCTGAGACTCGAAAAGAAGGAGCTAGTCCAAAAGCTGCTGCTAAAAAAGCCTATGTTAGAATGAGAACAGGTTACGGTCTGGAGATATTGATGAATGATGCGTCTTCTCAAGAAGAAACACAACAACAATACATTCAATTACTTGCTCCTCAAAAAACAAAACCAGGTAGTTGTGGACCTCATATAATAAGAATGCAAGAAAGCACCAACTCTGAAAATTCTTATATATTTTTACGTTCTGGTGGCAGGTACGTTGTTTCAACGTGCAAAGACAAAGTTGAAATAATCGGAGACCCAGAAAAAAATCCATCTGATTACGTGGAAATAATTAGTAGGCTTAAAGTTGTTTCTACCGAAGATTATTATGTAAATGTTACTAAAAAATCACATGTGTTTGTAGCAAATGAGAAAATTTTACTGCTTGCTGGAAAAGACTGTGCGCCAAAAAATAACGATGACGGATGTGTTCCATGTCTGGGTCCTGTTGTTGTGTATGTAGGTGGTTGTTTAAGACTGAGTGATAGGGTTTACGCAAGCGCCAGTTGTACTGCTCAAGCGGCAAGTATATTTATGATGGAGCCTCTAACACTATGTCCAACCGATCCTTGCTGCACATCTAGTGCTGGTACTCCCGCAGATAAGGCTGCAGATGAGGGCACATTAAGAGCAAATCAAGCTATAACTTCTGGTATTTCTTCAGAAAATCAAGCGTCGGGCATTTAAATAAAAATATTTAAGCTTATATAGTGTATGGCTAATTTTCTTGGTTTACCATACCCTGTAGTAAAAAATCCACTTGGATTTTTTAGAACCCAAAGCGGCGTCTCTCAAATAAAATCAGATTTGTTATCTTTATTGTTAACAAGTCCGGGAGAGCGTGTTTTTCTTGCTGATTTTGGAACGCCTCTAAAAAGATTAATATTTGAACAAAACGACACTGTCTTAGAGACTATGGCGAAAAATATGATAGCGGAAGCCATATCTATGTGGGAACCAAGGATAGCCGTCAATCAAATAGAGGTCTCTAGAAGCATTCCGAATAGCAGCTTAAACCCAATGGACCCGGGAAACGATGCAGATAATATCTTATACATTAAAATAACATTTGTGGATCCAGAGCAGATATCTGAGGTTCAAGAATTAAGATTACAGATTCCATTAACTTAAAAATTAAAAACTATATTAACACTATGAGCAACTGTCCATTTGATATAACTCCGTATGCACAATCACAAACTATTAAAAAACCCAACATTTTTAATTTAAATTATACAAATCAAGATTTCTGGTCTATGAAGACCAGATTGGTGGAGTTTATAAGGCAAAAATACTCCACGGAATTCAATGATTTTGTAGAGTCCTCGATTGCAATTATGCTAATAGAGAATTGGGCTTTCATAGCTGATACTCTAAGTTTTAAAATGGATCAAATTGCAAATGAAATATTTATAGACACGGTAACAGAATTAGAAAATGCTTTTAGATTATCCAAATTAGTTGGTTTTCAACCTCAACCACCAATAAGCGCAAGGTCTCTTTGGACAGCAACCATTAGCAATACTTTAGATTTTGATTTAGTTATACCAACACCTTTTGATGTAGAAACCGTAAGCGGAGAAAGAATTATAAGGATAGAACTATTTCCATCGGATGCTGATAACAACCCCATACTAGATGATGATATAATTATACCTGCCGGCAGTTTTGTTAACGCTAGTCTTGTTGGTCTTGAGGGAGTAACAAGAAACGATATTGTAGATGGCACAGGTCAAGTTGGGCAAACTGTTGCATTAAGTTATTTTCCTGTAATATATGATTCAATTAGAGTTTCAGTTGACGGAGTTAGATGGAGTGAAGTAGATTATTTTACCGATTCTCAACCAAGAAGAGAATATAGAGTTGAGTTTGATTCTACCTATACTGCTTATGTTATATTTGGAAATAATAGAGCCGGTCTTTTGCCATCGCAAGGATCTCAAATATCTGTGACTTACAGAACCGGTGGTGGTTCAATTGGTAATATTGTTGCTGGTAGTGTGAGTACTCAGACTATAATAAATCCTCCCAATTATGAAATTAGCGTTCCTGTAACTTTTAATAATTATACGAAAGGTCAGTATGGATATAATGGTGACACCATAGATGATATTAGAAGAAAGCTTCCCCAATATCTGAGAACACAGAATAGAGCCGTTACTGGTCTTGACTACAAAACATTATCTGAGCAATTTGTCAGCCCTTATCAGGGACAAATTGGAAAATCTGTTGCTTCTTTAAGAAACTACGGTTGCTCTGCAAACATAGTGGATCTTTATATTTTAGCAAAACAAGATGAACAAACTTTAGAAAAAGCGAGCGATCAGCTTAAAGATGAGCTTAAAACTTATATAGAAGCAAATAAAATGATAACAGATTTTATTTGTATACGAGATGGATCAATAATATTAGTTGATGTTTCTGTTGATATTTTTATAGATAGGCTCTATAGAAAATTCGAAGATGAAATAAGAGAAAAGATTATAAGAAGGTTGTCGGATCTATTTTTGCTAAGCAATTGGGATTACGGTAAAACAATAAGAGACGCAGATCTTATAAAAAAACTATCGGATATAAAAGAACCAGATCACTACGAAGTTTCTTTTACCAATGATGTGGAAGCAGCCGTTTCAATTATTGTTCCTAAATTCAACGAGATAATTAGACCAGGAACTATTACTCTAAACTTCCAGTATGAACAAATTCAATGAAAACTTTAACGATAGATCAAAACCCATCTGTTGCGGACAACGTTCTGTTTAATTTAAAAACAACAGATGAAAATAACAATTTAATAAATCCTTATAAAGTTGAAAGTATAAAGATATACTTTGTGGAAAGAGACTTTGGAGACACGGAACAAAAAGAATATAATTTCGAAATAAAAAATAATCCATCTTTATTAATCGAAGGTAATTTAACCAAAGATTCGAGAACGGCAAACAATCTTACATATAATACAAATTTAAAAGTTGGAATGCTGGTTGAGGGTGATGGGATAAAGATTGGAACTACTATTTCGTATGTTTTGAACGAAACATCGATAATGCTTTCTCATCCTGCCTCTAAGACCTTAGCTGGCGCTTCTCTGAAATTCATTGACAGATCTCCAGTTGATCCTGTGTATTCTGATACCTTTTATTATAAGGGTGTAATACCTGTAAAAAACATAGGAACCAGCACAAGCCCGGCATGGTTTTCAGAAGATACTTCTGAGAACTTAATAATAAAAACAGATTCTATAGGTCACTTTGAATTTACATGGAATCCCGTGGGGATGAGAGAAGGAGACTATTTTGTATGTTGGAGTTGGGTGCCAAAAATAGGACAAGATGTTTTTTCCGATAATATTAAATTTAATCTTGCATCTTCCAATGCTACATCTACAACATCTCCTGCGCATCACACCGCGCCTGGTAAGTATGAATCGCTATTAGATAGATATTTGCCAGAAATGTACAAAGTGATGCTTACGGATACAGATAGATCGCCTGATGTTATTCAAAAGTTTAATAACTCTGTGGCTCAGGGATTTACCGCATTAGAAGACATAGGAAACCAGATTGTAGATCTACTTGATTCCAACGCTGTGGGTGAGTATATGATGACCTACCTAAGCAATACATTGGATGTAAAACTAAAAAGTCAGGATCCTACGTTATGGAGAAGACAGATAAAAGAAGCAGTTCCTCTTTACAAAAAGAAAGGAACCATAGGATCATTAAAAGATAGTTTTTCTCAGGCTGGGATGCGACTTATAAATTTAGAAAATTTTTGGCAAATAACATCTCCTTTTTTTGCCCAAGACTCATTTTTTTTTTCAGACACAGATACTTTTAAACTATCTAAGAAGCC